CTGTACGGCATACGGACATTCCACACCGTTGCACGCGGGGTGGCGGCGTGACCATCCGCATCGAGCACGGCGACTGCCGCGAGGTCATCCCAACGCTGGAGGTGACGGTCGATGCCGTGGTGACAGATCCGCCGTATCACCTTCAGAACATTGCAGAGCGCGCTGCGCGACCCTTCAAAGCGAGAGATGGTCTGCAACAGAATGGTGCGATGTCGCGTCTTGCGGCCGGCTTTATGGGCCAGCAATGGGACGGCGGCGACATCGCATTCCGCCCCGAGACATGGGCGGCGATCGCCACCGCGTTGCGCCCCGGCGGGTTCCTCATTGCGTTTGGCGGCACCCGCACGCATCACCGCCTGGCCTGCGCCATAGAAGATGCCGGGTTCGTCATCCAAGACACGCTGATGTGGCTGTTCGCCACCGGGTTCCCGAAGCGCCGCGACATGCTGAAGCCGGCCTATGAGCCGATCGTGCTGGCGTACAAGCCGGGTGGTAAGCGGACGATGCAGGTGGACGAGTGCCGGATTGGCACCGGCGAAGACAAAGGCGAATGGCCGATTACGGAGCGCCGGCACGATGATAAAACTTTCACGCTCGCCCCAACGCTAACCGACAAAACGGTCGGAAGATGGCCCGCCAACATCTGCCACGATGGCAGCGATGAGGTCGTCGGGCTGTTTCCGGACGAACGGGCGGGCCGCATCGGAATGACCCAGCACTCGGCGGCCCGCTTCTTTTTCTCGGCCAAAGCCGGCGCACAAGACCGCTGTGGTTCCAAACACCCAACGGTAAAGCCCGTCGAGTTGATGAAGTGGCTAGTGGCGCTCGTGACACCACCGGGCGGCACAGTGCTCGACCCGTTCGCCGGCAGCGGAACAACTGCGGTGGCGGCGCTAGCAACCGGCCGCAACGCCATCCTGATCGAGCGCGAAGAACAGTACGTCGCCGACATCCGGGAGCGCCTCGCCTTTTACGAAGGCGGCGGCACGCACTCGACGCAAGCGAAGCACCGTAACCGCAAAGTCGATCATGGGCCTCTGTTTGCTGAACCGCCGTTGAGCCCTGACGAAGACGCCGCCGACAGCCTCGCCAGCTACAACGCCGCCGTCATGGCCATCGGCGAGCGCGTAAAGACCGGCGCGCCCGTGCCCGAGTTCATGCTGTCGCGGAAGGCGCCGCCATGAGCGAGTACGACCGCGAGCTGGCCGAGGCGATCCTCCGCGAGCTTTCCTCCGACGTGAGCGCCGCCCGAGCGGCGCTTACCTGGGCCGACACCAAGGACATGCGGCGCACGCTCGCCCACGTCGCCGCCGTCGCCATCGAGGCGGTGCTCACCCGCCGGCTGACCGAGGCCGCCCGCACCGGGCCGTGGGGCGAGGAGGACGGCTACCCCTGGGTGATGCTGCCGCGAAAGCGCACGCCATGACCGAGCCGGCGCGCGTGAAGCGACAGCAGAGGCCAGCTCAAACGGCGAAAGGCGGAAGCCTGAAAGCCGAAAATAATCCTCAAGCGAAGCTTACATGGGTACTGGTTGATGCAATCAGAGCAGACAAGCGAAGCCAGCGAACATTAGCGAAAATTTACGGCGTCTCAAGAACCGCCATCCAGAGTGTCAAACACGGCCGCACATGGATGAGCAAATGAAGCGAGAGACGTGGAAAATAACCAGCTTTGGAGAGTGGCTGGAGCGTCGGCGCCATCATATCACCGCGTCACGCATCGGCACGCTGTTCGGCTGCCATCCCTTCCTGACACTGGACGGGCTCATCGCCGAGCTGCGCGGCGAGAGCGGCGAAGTCCCGAACAGCAGCATGCGCGACGGCCACATCCTCGAAGCAGGCTTTCCCTACGCCGTGAAGGCGGATGGCAAGCCGTGGGACTTGGTCAAAGCCGACACCTATCACTGGTTGCCGGAACACCGCCTCGGGGCAACGCCCGATTTTCTGATCGGAGAGGACGGACTGCTGCAAGCGAAGACCACTTCCGTACAGCAATGGGAGAAGTGGCGGGGCACCGTTCCGCTTAGTTACACCCTTCAGACGTTGTGCGAACTGCTCGTCACCGGGCGCGCCTGGGGCGTGCTGGCCGTGATGATCCGCACCAGCGGGCATCCCATCCACTATTACGACGTTGCACGCCATCCCGCCGCCGAATCCCGCATCCTCGATGCCGTTGGCGAGTTCTGGCGCCGTTGGGATGAGGGCTCGCACCCGCAGCCGCAGACCGCCGCCGGCCTGCTGGAAATGGTGTCAGACGGCAGCCACCGGGATTTCAGCGACGACAACGAACTCATGTCGCTATTGCCCGAGCGCGCTGAACTGGTGGCGCAGCGCCGCGTCGCCGAGAAGCGCCTCGATGCAATCGATTATCAAATTAAGAACCGGCTCGGGCCGGCGAGCACGGGATGGTTGCCGGGCTGGCAACTGACATTCAAGGCCCAGACACGCAAGGAAACGGTGCTGCCAGAGCGCACGTTCCGGGTGCTGCGCGTGCGCGCCGTCGAGGAACAGGAGACGACCGATGCCGCAGAATGACGTGGTGACACTGCCCGCCCGCCCGGGTGCCATGCACCGCATGGAGGACATCGAAAAGCTCGCCGACGCGGTCGCCAAATCCCGCATGTTCGGCATCACCACAAAGGAGCAAGCCCTTGTGCTGATGAGCATATCACAGGCCGAGGGCCGCCATCCGGCAGAAGCCGCCCGCGACTACAACATCATCCAGGGGCGCCCGGCAAAAACCGCCGAAGCGATGATGCGCGACTTCATCCATGCCGGCGGCCGGGTCGAGTGGCACGCGCTGTCGGACGAGGCGGCGGATGCCACGTTCTCGCACCCGGCCGGCGGCACCGTCCGTATCACCTGGGACGCCGCACGCGCTGCCAAGGCCGGCCTCGCGAGCAAAGACATGTGGCGGAAATTCCCACGCCAGATGATGCGCAGTCGCTGTGTCAGCGAAGGCGTGCGCACCGTCTGCCCAATGGCAACGTCGGGGTTTTACGTCCCCGAGGAAGTCCGCGACATGCCGGCAATGACGCTGCCGGAAGGGTCCACCGACACCACCGCCGACCTCGACCAGTTCGCTGCTGTCATGGGTGACGCGGAGCCCATACCGCCGCGCGATATTTTGGCCGAGGCGCGCGATGCCGCCGAGCGCGGCACGGCGCAGTTCCGCAGGTTCTGGTCCGACCTGTCGGCCTCCGAGCGCGACAGCATCCGAGCCCATCTGGTCGAGTTCCAAGCCGCTGCCAGAACCGCTGACGACCCGTTCGGGCTGGCTCCACTATCACCAACAGAACAGCCGCAGGCTGAGTTCCCCATAGCTCAACCCGCGACTGGGCCGGCGTCGGTTGTACCCCCTTCCGACGCCGGCCAACCCTTTGCACCCGGCGACGTTTTCGCCGAACTCGACCACGAGGCCCGCGCTGCCACAAAGGACGGCACGAAGACCTTCGAGGCCTGGTGGACAACGCTGCGCCGCGGTGACAAAGACCTCTTGCAGGCGTTCCGGCCGGAGTACGACCGCCTCGCCGCCGAGGCCGATGCGTCATCGAGGCTGCGGCTGTGAAACACTCACGCAACCATATCCGGCGGCGGCTGCGGAATGCGCTCGTTCAGCGGCCTCCACAGATGCAGGCAGTTGGGCTGCAGGTTGCGGTGCTCGGCGACCGGGACGTGAAGTTGCATGACCGTCTCATGGTCATCCCGGCAGGCCAACCAGCCGATAGCCGGGGCGCTGGACGAAAATCGCGACGTGACCTGCGTGGTGCGCGAGCCGCCGGTGGTGCACGGCTCCAGGATTATGAAGGAACCGAAACTCACCGTGAGTTGGGAGGCTTCGCCATGACGACAAAACCAATCCTCTGCATCGACTTTGATGGTGTGATCCATTCGTATGAGCGTGGTTGGCAGGACGGCGCGATCTATGGAACCGTCGTCCCCGGCTTTTTTGAATGGATTGAGGCAGCGAAAGATCGCTTCCGGATAGTGATCTACTCGTCGCGCTCCAAGACCGACGACGGCGTAATCGAAATGGGCCGATGGCTGCATGAGCAGCGCCGCGCATGGCGCATCGCCACTGGCTTTCCGAACGATGGCCCCGAGCCTACCGAATTAGAATTCGCTCATGAGAAGCCGGCAGCGTTCCTGACGATCGACGACCGCGCACTGACCTTCAACGGCGACTGGTTCGATGACGCTTGGGGGCCAGAGAAGCTGCGCGCGTTTAAGCCGTGGAACGCAAAATGACCCGCGTGTACCGCATTCAAGACGCCGATGGCCGCGGTCCGTGGCGCCCCGGCTTTTCGGTGAAATGGTGTGATCCGAATTTCGGCCCCGGAGTTGAAGACCTGCCGCCGTATTTTGTTGAGTTCGGCCACGATTTGCTAAAGCGCCGCGGCTTGCCCGGAGAGCACTACGGATGCGCCGTCCGAAAACCGCAGGACCTGTGTCGCTGGGTGTCGGCGACAGAGCGCGCGAAACTGGCCACCCTTGGTTTCAACATCGTATCGTTGAAGCCAGACCCAGTTTGGGGTGCGGTTCGGCAGCGACACGCTGACGTGATCCCAAGCATAGGCGTGTCCCAAATCAGCGCGGGAATTGCTGCCGGATTGCGCCATGACCCGCAGCTTTACCCCAGTGCGAGCGTGCGGGATCAGGAACATACCGTAGTTGTCGCCATAGGCGCTTTCGTAGCCGGGGACTTGCAGCCGATGCGGTTCGGCAAGCAGCCAAGGTGTCGGACGCATTGGCGTGAATCTCCGATGATGTCGGCGGGTCGATCATGACATGGGATATGGCGCTGCGGATCGCCGACCAGCAGATCGCCGTGTGGGTGGCCGACGGCATCGGCCCGGCCGACGCCGAGCTGACGCTGCACAACGAGCAGCCGGCGCACTGGTACAGGGTGCGCCAGCAGCTCGCCGCCTGGGTGATGTTGCACCGCGACCGATGGGAGGATTGAAGCAATGGCTCGGATCCGTTCGGTGCATCCAGGTTTGGCGACAGACGCACGGTTCGTCGTGCTCTCTGATGCCGCCCAGATTTTCTATGTCCTGTTGCTGACCGTCGCCGACGATGCCGGTGTGTTCCGCTGGGAACCGCTTGAACTGCGGATGCAGTTGCGCCCAGCCTCGACCAACCCTGTCGAACCGCTGCTCGACGAGCTATGCGCCGGCAACTTTCTGCGCCGTTTCGAGGCCGATGGCCATGCCTATGGTGCGGTGCGAAATTTCCGCCGCTTTCAATCGCCGAAGTCGCCACACCAGCGGCACCCGTTGCCCGCAACCCTGTTTCCGTATGTCGGCATCGATCCCGACCACCCCGACCTTACCGTCGAGCAAAAACGCCAGCGCATTGCCAGCGCATTGATGGCCCAACCGGAGCTATCCAATCGCGCAATCGGCAGGCTACTCCGGGTTGATCACAAGACCGTCGCAACCGTCCGGGCAGAGATGGCAGGTGGGGAATTGGGTGGGGAAAGTGGTGGGGAATCCTCCCCAGCATTCCCCGGGGAATTCCCCACCAAGATTGGGGAAGGGGTGGGGAAGCCCAAAAAGCAGACGCAACAAAATCAAAGCGATAAGTGGGGAATTCGGAAGGACTTCCCCAGCGCTTCGGAACCGCTTCCCCAGCGCTACCCCCTGGATAGGGAGTGGGAAAGGGAAAGTAAGAAAGAAAAAAAGAGAGAGAGCCTTGTGGATAGAACGAGCTTGTTGCCGCGCGAGGCCGAGCCCGACACCGCGACGAGGCCCTCTCCCAAAAGTTTAAAAAAACTTC